GAGGCAGTGCCGTGAACGCTTTGATGATGCCAACGATCCCCTGCGCGATGCTTGTAATTGCAGGCAGCAGTGCCGTGACTGCTTCGTTGAATGGTCCGCCCAAGCTGCGGCTAATGGCGGAAAGTGACTCGTTGAATTTGTCTGCGGCCTTTGCCATATCCGTGCTGACGGTCGCCTCGTATGCGTTGATTGCTTTGCTGCCCATCTCAAGCATGGGGATGAGATCTTGGCCACCCTTTCCGAATAGCGACTGTGCCAGCGCCGCCTTTCTCGCCGGATCTTCCATAGCAGCAAAGCTATCGGCAATTTGATCGAAGATGACCTTAGCCGGCTTGGTCTTGCCCGCTGCGTCCACAGTGGAAATACCCATCTCAGCCAAGGCTGCGGCCACGCCTTTTGTGCTGACATCCAACGCAGCGATCTGTTCACGTGCGGACTGCTCAACGATACGTACCTGCGATTCAAGGCCTTTCTCAGTTTCTCGTTTCTGTGTTTCAAATACTGCCCTGATCCCTTCTTCCTCGACTCGCTTGCGCTCATTTAGCGCATCCTCTTCGATCCTCCTGGCATCACGCAACTGCCGATCACGCAACTTCTGTCGGTCTTCAAACCCATCGCGCAGATTACGCAGTGCATCTTCTTCTTCAATGCTGAGTGCCGCCAATCGTTGGTCGCGTGCGCTATCTGATAATGACTTGTCGTTCTGAATTGATTTACGAATCTGATCAGCGCGCGACTGTGTGTTGCGCTCCAGTTGCCTAAGTTCATTATCGGCGGCCTCTTGTTCTCTATCTGCCTGATCGTCGTAGCGATCATCAAGCAATGTTTGCTCGTCTCTATAGCGGCGGTTCAATTCGCGCAACCTATCGTCTGTTTCATCTTGCAGCAAATCCATCTTGCGCCTTGCGGTTTCGCGGACCGCTTCAAGTTGACGTTGTTCGCTGCGCTTAACCGCTTCCTCTGCAGATCTAGACGAATCCTTGACTGCATTTGCGTAGGATTTGGATTCAGTGCCAGCGGCCGCCAGTCCTCGGTTTAATCTGCCTAACCCCTTAGCTACTGCGTCTACGCTGGTGCCGCTGTCTTCTGCTGCGCCACTAAATTTGCTCAAAGCTTCAACGGAAACGCCAGTCTGCAAACTCAGGTCATAAAGATTATCCGCGGCGTTAATGGATTTGGATCCGAGCATGGCAAGCCCTGCGATCGCCCCAACTGGCAGCAGCGCACCCATCAATCCGCCGACGCCTTTGGCAGCCTGCCCCATGCGGCCGAGGCCGCCGCCGACTGCTCCGGCTTGCTTGTTCAGGTTGCCAAGGCTGCGGCTGAGGCCATCAATCTCGCCCTGGCCTTGAACGAATGCCTTGACCTTAAGGATCGCGTCAAGCTTCACGGCTAGCCAGTCGCAGGACTTCAGCCTCGATGATCTGCAGATCGCTCAACATCGCAGATTCATCCGCCACTGACCGCAGTCTAAACAGCCACGCCACTGCGCCATAGTCCAGTCCGATCAGGCCGCCAGGGCCGGTGCGCCATTGCGTCTGACAGTCAAGAAACATCATCAGCGCAGGCCACGCATCAGGCTCAACCTCGAAGTGCTCAGGTTGGCCGGGTTCAAAACCGACCACGCCAAGCACTGCGGCATCGTCTGCAGTTTTGTCGATCACGCCGCCCTTGACCCAATGATGGGCGGCGTCCTTCAGTTTTTTGCTTTGTTGCCGGTGACGCTCTCGAAGTACGCCACCACAATGGCGCTGGCGACTGCCGGGATGTTCAACAGCTCGGCCTTGCTGGCGGCAGTAAATGGCACATCCTCGCCGTCTTCATCCTGCACATTGATCCAGCCGGCCAGCACCTCATCAGCTACTGATTGATCGGTCAGGTCGATTTCGTCATCGCCGCGCTGCTTTGCCCTGAACAGGTCCTGGATCTCATTGATCCGCGTCTGCGCCAGTCGGTTGAACCGCGCATCAAAGGTCTGCTTCTCGTAGCGTCCGCCATCAATCGGCAGGCGCAGCACCACCGGCCACTCATAGGTGGCCGATTTTTTCAGGACAAATGCCATGCAGGATCAGGAGAATGTAAGGACAACTTCATCGTTGCCGGCGCCGGTCGGGATTGCCACGTAGGGCAGGTTCAGCATTTGCACGCCGTCCTGATCAGCATAGGTCGGGTTGCTGATGTCCACCTTGGGCGCCACCAACGAGACCCGATTGCCAGCGGTTGTGCCATGTAGCAGCGTCAGCACGCCGGTGGTGTCGTTGTTGGCAATGGCGAAATAGTCCTTCGTGGCGATCGGCACAGCCTCGATCATGCACTCGCCGGATGGCGCCCGGTTGGTGATCATGATCTCCTTGGTGCAGCCAACCAGCTCGCGGTAGATCAGCTCGTTAGCCATGTCAAGGCTGAGCGACTGCAGGCAGCCGGCATAGCTCAGGAAGCTGAACGTGCTGCTGTTGCCCGGCTTGAAGATCAACGGGTCAGCCTGTGCGGTATAGGTGCTGGCCGGGGCCGCCGTGTCAGTCGGCGCGTTGTAGATCCCGGTGAACTCGAAATCGATCGTCGGGATTGCTCCCACTTCAGCGCTCAGCGAGAATGTGCCGCGGCAGCCGGTGGCCTTATGCAGCACGCCATCATTGTTGTAGTAGATGGTGACGCTGTCGAAGCTGCTGCTGACTGGCTTGTAGCCGACGTTAGCGGCGATGCTGTAGGCACTGCTGGCGCCAGGCGTGAAGCTGGCCGTGGTGGCCTGCACCGTTGCCACCTTCGTGCTGCCCACGTAGTCAGTGATCACGCCGGTGCTGCCCGATCCGGTGCCGCTGGTGATGCTGATGATCATGCCAACGTAGGCATCATCCGTAGCGCTGGCGCCTGCTGCCAGGGTGATGCTGCCAGCAGAGCCTGCCGTAGCGGTGCCGGTGACTGCAGAGCTGGTTGTGGTCTCGGCCATGCCGCACGCCTTCAGCAGGGCGCCGAATCGCGGAGCTGTAGCAGCGGTGCCGGATCCGGTCAGCTCAATCTGGAAGTTGATCAGCACGCGCTGATTGGCCAGCAGCTGGTCGCTGTTGCCCAGCCATGGCCGAATTAGCTCGCGGCTGACGACATCCGACTCAAGCGGCGTGACATCAATCGAGCGGACCAGCAGCGCATCCGTCCCAGCCGGGCTGGAATCAGTCGCGTACGTTGCCTCGGTTTTTACGAGAAGGAGTTGCTTGCGTGTCAGCAGTGCCATCGGGAGCAGTCTTGGGTAAAGGTGCAGCCGGCAGCCTTACGCCGGTTTCAGGGTCCAAGACGTATGAGCCGCCTTGGCCGTGGTATTCATCCAACATGCTAGCGATGATCAACCTGTTGCCAGATTAGCGACTGCTGTGCGATACCTGATCAGGTAATCACACGCGATCACGCCAGCCGGTTGATCAGCCTCCACCATGTCGAACTGCACGCCACGCGGCTCAATGCTCATCGCGTAGCCACCAACTGTCTGGTCGGCCATGACCTTGGCGTGCAAGCTTTCAATGGTTGCATCAGCCTGCTGGTCTGGGATCGCGCCGCGCACGATCACGGCGATCCGCACCGTCAGGCTCCAGTCGGTTTTGCAGAAGCTCACGTCCGTGTTGGCCTGATCTGAGATCGGCTCAACCACAATGGCCGGCGACTCGCCACGTGTGATCGGCTCCACCCTGCTGCGGTAGATGCGCGTGCTGACGCCAGTCGTACCAGCCAGTGATGAGGCAATAGTGGCCAGTATGCTTTCGCGGCGTGTTGTCATGGCTTAGGCGCTGGCAACTTGGGTGACTGTGCAGATGATGCCAGGGATGGCAGGATTCGATGCACCGGCATCCTCGGCATGAATGTAGACGTTGAGATTAGTCGCAGCCCACATCAGCTCGATGTAGTCATTAGCGGCTAGCTCCATCACGAAGTTGACGGTGCCAATCACATTGCCATGCACGCCGCCATGACTTGAAATGATGCTGAAGCGGCTATCCGAGTTGGCCACATCGCCAGGCGTGCCGCTGTCATTTTTGCGCAGCCATACGTTGGCATCATGGATCTGCGCATCCTCATTGCTGAATTGGATGGAGAATGTAATGCTATAGATGCCGGGATACAGCACCGTCATGCGATTGTTTGATGCAATCGCAACGCCGTAATTGGCAAGATCGCCAGAGCGCAGAAAGATTGCAGTTGGCGTGTTGATCGTCGCCACATATTGCGAGGTGGAATCCCAGAAGCTGCCCCAGTACCCAGGGCAACCGTGATACGGCAGATCATTCCATCGCTGCGCGCCATTGCCGATCTTGATATTGCCTGTGTCCGATTCGCGGCCAAACTCGCCAGCCAACAGGATTGGATTGCCTGTGATCCAAGCCGCGCGAGTATTGGTGCGAATCGGTGCGCTCATCAGTCGTGTGCCTTGATCATCACGTAACCAGCGGTGACGCCTGAACCGGCGGTGCTCACCCTGACGCGCATCAGCGCAGCGTTGATGTCCACCACCGTCAGCTGCACCGTGGAGCTGGCCACAGCGGTGAGCGGGGTGCCGATCGCGTACCAGCTGGCGCCGTTGTCGTCGCTGCCCTCCATCTGGAGCGCTGGTGCCGTGGTCGTGATTGCGCCGACGTTGACCACCAGCTGAGCGCGGTTGCCTGCGTCCCTGGTGTCCAGGCTTGGCGTTGTGCTGTTGAGGGTGGTCAGCACGATGCTGCGATCAATCAGCTGGCGCACGGCTTCGGAGCTGTTGCTGTTCTGCAGACGGTTGATTGCCCTGGTGAACGATGGCGTGGTGCCGCCCACGGTCTGCACGTATCGCACCCGGTTGCCGACAATCCTGATGAGCGGTGAGCGGTAGATGCCTGTGCCGGTGATCCTCGGGAAGTCGTACACCTTGAACCAGTTGCCGCCCGAATCGTCGGATTCTTCGATCGCCACATCCAGCGTCGGCGTGGTGCCGGTGACTGCGGTAACCGGGATGCTGACGCTGTAGCTGGTGCCAAACGTCGGCGTGAATGCCGCCGTGGTCGTGGTTGTTGTCAACGCGGCTGAGGCCACATCCGCGATGATGCCTGGCAGCGCCAGGTTGGCGGCGGTGACGGCTGCGACGGTGCCGGTGCCGATGTTGGCGGTGACCGTGCCGCTCACCGGCTGCGTGCCCAACGCACCGCCCAGCACCTGCACCGGCAGCGCATGGCTACCAACAGGATCGCTACTCGCTACTCGGATCTTCTGCCGTCCCTGATCCTCAATCTGAATGAATCCGGTCGTCAGTGTGGTGGTGCTGGCCGGCGCAGTGCTGCCGTTCTGCACCACGATGAACAGGTACAGCACCGTATCAGGATCAGGAACGTTCTCGATCCTGCTGGCTCGGTTTGTCCACTGGTAGCCGGTGTTGCTGGCCACCAGCGCATCAGAGAATCCAGTCGTGAATACGTCGAAGCTGATCTGCCCGACATGGCCAGGCGAT